CGGCCAGCGACCGCACGCCGGTATTGGTGATTGTGAGATCCGAGGTGCCCGTGATCGACAGGCCGGACGAAACGGACACGCTGTTGACGTTGCCACCACCACCGGAGACGGTGATGTTCACGCGGTTGTTTGTTGCGTCATCCGCAACAGTCGCGCCGGAAACGAAGTTCAGTATTGGCCGGTTTGCAACCAGTGTGCCGGCACTCTGGATCGTTGCTGATCCGCCTCCACCGCCATAGGCGACACGACCAGATGGACCGGCCGGACCCCTAGGGCCGGGAGGACCCGGCACCGGCGCGCGTACCTCCAGACCCTCGATCCTGCCGGTCAACCCAGTTAGTTCGGCATCCTGGGCGGAGTCGATCTGCTCATTCGCCGCTAGCCGTTCCGCAATCGACACAAGCTGCTGCGCCTGTGCCGCCGTCAGTTCGCGTGTCTCGCCATGGGCAACATCAAGCGCAGCCGTGATCTCGCGCGCCGTTCCAAGATCCGATCGCAGTCCGTCAATCAATCCTGACTGGCGTTCGTCGGCCTGGTCGTGATCCACAAGTCGTGACGCGATCGCGTCAAGTGCGATCTTCCGCTCTTCCTCGACCTGGTCAATCCGCGTCTGCACGGCACGCATCCGCCGACCCGTTTCGCGTGCCAGGATATGCGCTGCCGCTTCCGCCCTCGTGGTGCCTTCGGTGGTCATCGTTCATCTCCGAGTGACGCCCGGATCGCTTGCGCAATGCCGGGGACATCGAGAGCGTCATACGCCATGCCAAGGATGGCTAGCGCGTCGCCCTCGTGGGAGGCAGGCAACGCCCGCCCTTCGGTTGTGGTGGATCCGTCCAGTGCATTGACACGCGCATTCGCCCAACGTTCAGCACGCTGCGACTCGGAGCGGCTTCCGCCACCCCACAACGCATGCGCCACCACACCCGGCGACGGGTAGTCGGGACTGTCCGCCGATGCGGAGGGTGCGTCTAGATCCCCCATGTGCCTCGCAAACCACGCGCCCATTCGCCGGACCTTGTCGGCAGTGGCGGTACCGGATGCAAGAGACCGTGCCTCACTGACGGTTTGCGCGGTCACACCGTCACCCGATAGCCCGTCTGCGTGCCACGCTAGTCCTTGCTGGGCATTCTCCTGCATCCAGGCAGGCACATCGATCGCGCGTGATTCAATGCCAGCAAGTGCGCGCCCCGATACGCCATCGCCTTCGCCGGCATCCATTCGCAACGACTGCGGAAGGGTCTCGCCGGGTTGCGGAACGGACGGTTGATTGGACGGCATCGGAGCGCCGGGAGCGCCACCCTGCGTGCCCTGCTGGGCATTCGGCCAGTCGCGCATTACCTCCGAGTTGCCCATGTTGAGCGGCGAAAGGTACACATCGCCCCCCTCGATGGGGTTCAGGTTCTCAATTTCCCGGACATCGTTGACGGACAACCATCCCCAGTTGCGACCCTTGGCATAGGCTTCGTACCTGGCCTGCGTGTCTACCTTCAGGAGCGCATTCGTCATGTACTCGGCGAAGTAGGTCTCACGCTCGGTCGGCGTCAGTAGGGACCGGTTGATTTCCTGCTGCCATGATGTCAACCACGGGACAAGGGTGAACGTCAGGAACCCTTGCGCCTGACTCTCGATCCCGGTACCCCAACTCGTGGACCGTTCCGTATCACCGACCATGTGGGGCGGAATATGGAACCACCCGGCAATTTCCTTGCGCGTGAAGTCCCTCGTTTGAAGGAACATCATGTCTTCGGGCGGTAGCGTCGTTGGCGTGAACGTCATCGCCTCTTCGAGGATTGCGACCCGGTGACTGTTCGTCAAGCCAGTGTGTGCCGCCTCCCACGAGGACCGCAACCGATCCAACGCATCCTGCGAAAGTGAACCCGGATGGGTCAGCACCCCGCCGGGGCGACCATCCTGCCCGAAGAACCGGGAGCCATACTCACGCGCTGCAATCCCAAGCGAGATTTCCTCGCGCGCCTGGGTGATGAAGGAGTACCCCTTCTTGCCGTCCGCGGAGAGGGTCCGCAAATGCATCACCTGATCACCACGCAGTGGGATCCGGGTGCCGTCCATATCGATCTCGTAGAGCAGCTTGCCGGGGGCAAGACGCTTCCACGTGACCCGTTGCGGGGAGATCGGCCACAGCTCGACCACATCGCCACCGGCATTCCGCACGATCTCGCAGTACGCATTGCCCCACAAGGCAAGGTGGGACATCAGTGCAGCATGAAGGTCGTACGCGGTCATCTCGGGGTTGGGAAGATCCCGGAGGACGCGATAGAGCGCGTGGTCGGTCGCGCGTTCCTTGCCCCGTTCGAGGCGACGGTAAAGGATGAGGGGAAGTGAGGCAACCGTACGGGACAGAAGGGACACGCACGTATAGACGATCGGCAACGCCATCGCGCTATCGACGCTGACACTGATCCCCGATACGGTTCCCTGACCGCCCGCCAGCGCATGCGCCAACGACATCGCGTTGAGCGGATTGCCCGGATTTTCGAGGCTACCGCTTCGGCGGTTGATCAGGCTCAGTGCCGTGCGAACGAGCATCCGCTATTCCTCGGGCTACTCCGTAGAGGATCGCCACCACGCCGTAATACGCTGGCACCGCTGCCGGCACCCACAACGACAACGACACGCTTACCAGAATGATACCGGCAATCAAGAAGAGATCACTTGCATCTGGCTTCATAGTATCAATACGCCCCGGTTCTGATACACACTCGCCTTCACCTGTGGTGCCGGTTCCTGTGCGCGGGTCACTGCAATGGCACACGCTATCGCTGCGTCGATCTTCTTGCGACTGCTTGACTTGGAGATACGCCATCCTCGGGGGCGACGGTCTGCGACCGCGTTCTCGACGTGACGCTTCAGGATGGGGTTGCCATCGTGTACAAGCTTCTGCTCGGTGATCAACTGGTACAGCGTCTGCGCCGCCGGAACCATCCGGCTATCGGTCTGGGGAAATTCCACCATTGTCAGTCCGTCACCCTCAAGCAAGGGTGCTGACCGGGAAAACCACGCAGGATCGAATGCGAACTCGGGACCCGGCAATATCTGTCCGTCGATCACTGCGCCGGATGCCGGGAACCTCGCGCGGATTTCCCGCAACCGCTCCTCAACCTCGAATACACTGATTTTCCACGCATCCGATCGCTTGTCGGTCGGGTCGAACGGATTCTCCCAGACACCAAGCAACCGAATCACGGTGCGGTCACCCTGGACTTGCGCCCCGACAATCGCCGCGCAGTCGTTTGAATAGGCCATGTCGATGCCGACCCGCAGTGGAAGCGTCTCATCGAGATCGACCGTCTCATCCTTGCAGAGGTCCCACGCACCAAACGGTAGCCACGCATCGGCAACCGTGGTCCACTGGTTCAGGTGATACCGGCGGAACTCGTGTTCAGGCGTCGTACGTGCGTCATGGTCGAGTGCCTCGGCGTTCAGGTAATCCCCATACGCCGGGTTTGCTTGCGCCCAGATCGACGGGTCGCGCCAGTCACACTCCGATGACTCGGGTTCCCACCAACGAAAGAAGAACGTGTGATCCTCAATCTCGCCGGAGCGGACCTTCTTGCCATAATCGTAAAGCCGGTACAACAGCGTATCTTCACCGTACCCGGCAGTGGTGATCCCGACCATCAGGGGTTGCTTGCGCGTCCCCATGCCGAGAACCATCGCGTTCCATAACTCGTCATTCGGTTGGACGTGAACCTCGTCGAAGATCACGAGGTGCGGTGTCAGTCCCTGTTGCAGCTTGGCGTCAGCGGATAGCACCCGGAATACGCTCTTCGTTGACTTGACTTCGAGAACGTCACGAAATACGGTCACGTGCTTGGACAGTGCGGGATGGCTTTCGACCATCCGACGTGCTTCCTGAAACACGATTCGTGCCTGCTGGCGGTCCCCGGCGCACGCGTAGACCTCGGCACCCGGCTCGCTGTCGGCAATCAATCCATACAACGCAATGCCGGAACCGAGGATTGACTTGCCGTTCTTGCGTGCCAGACCAATCAGGCCGGTGCGATGCTTCCGCTTGCCATCCGGGGTCGTGGCAAACAATCCCGATAGCACCTCTCGCTGCCAATCGCGCAACACGATCGGCTTCCCGGCAATGTCTCCGCGGGAATGCCGGCAGAACTTCTCGATAAACGATGCAGCACGCTCAGCGGCCGGTCCCTGTTCCAAGGAAATCCCCCAATTCGTCTTCGCGGACGGTGTTCGTCGTGACCTTCGACCGCGAACTCGGCGACAGTCCAAACTCACCGGCAGCCTTCATCATTGCCGTCTGCAATTGGTCGAGAAGCTTGAGTGCAGGGTTGATCTCAAGACCACCCTTCGCACTCTCCAGCAGCAACGGTGCGTCACGCAGGTAGGTATTCACTTCCAGCCATCTCGCATACGTCTGACAGAAGGCGGCGAATGACGCTTCGTCGATCCTCGTCATCAGTCCGAGGTCAACCAACTGCTTCCCGTAATCCCGCCAGATCCGCTTGGCTGCCAGTGACAACTCCGATGGGGGTTTCGCGAGATCGATGGTGGGCTTCGGTTCCTTCGTGTTGAGTTTCTGGTGGCCGGGATTGCCCCGGAGGATCTTCAGTGCCGTGGGTGTCTTGGGTGCGCCTCTGGTCATAGCCGTGATCCTGTCACCGCATCCTGTCCCTGATAGCGTGAGTTCAAGCCATGCGATCCGTATGGCCTCTCCGATGGCGTCAGGGTCTGATGAAAGAGTATCTGCGCGATTGGCTTTCCGACCCGCAGCGCAATCGGGTTCGCTCCGAGGTTGACAAACTCCAGGGTGATCTTGCCGTCGAATCCGGGGTCGATCCAACCGGCAGTGCAATGCACGAGCAGGCCCAACCTCGCGAATGAAGACTTGCCTTGCACCTGCGCCCCGAGATCAGCCGGGAGGGTCACGCGTTCGGCGGTTGATCCCAGAAGGAACTGACCGGGGTGCAGGTCGACCACGGCATCTTCGGCAAGCGTTATGTGCAAGCCATCCGCCTCGATGAACGAGGCATCCAAAGTCAGATCAATCGATGCCGGTTGTATGAGGTCATCACGGCCCGGTTGCAGTCGCAGTTCGCCGGAAGCAATACGCAGCCGTATGTCTCGATCACTAAGTAGCACGCATTCCTCCACGCACTGAATTGCACCGCCGGCAAAGTATCCTGATGTTGCCCGGTTCGTTCCGCCCACCGGCACTGAGAGGAACGATGTGATCTCCCGTCAAGGGATTGTCAGGGCGACCCTCGGTCATGCAGTCACCGCACCAGGGTTGCGCTCGCAACGCCTTCGCGCGGAGCCGCATCCACTCCGCACCGTACCCGCGCTCCTGCCGTGTGCCTCGCGCTTTTTCAATGCGGCGGTTTGTTTGCAGTTGATGCGATGGACAACGTGAGGCACCGCGCACAAGTGCGCCGCAGTCGATGCAGGGCTTCAGTGAGGTACTTGCCATCGGTATGCGCAGAGTGTAACTGGTGATTCTTACGGCTATTACAACAATTCTAAGGCCGCCCATAATCAC